AGCTAGCTGCCGAAGGTAAGGCTGCTGCGTTAGCATACATGTTAGAGTACAAAATCTTGTTTGTACCCATATCTAAGTCTTGAGCTTGAATTGTTGCTACAGTTGTAGATGCTGTTTGGATATCCGCTTCAGCAAAAGTGTTGTTAATAAATGCTGAACCATCCCATTTCAAGACTTCTCCTGTGGAAACAGAAGAAATGTTAGTGTCGCTTAAACTAGCGAGATTAAATCCACCAGCTGAGCCAAAGATGCTGCCTACGTTTGAAGTTGAGGTTGCACCCGCTGCTGTCACTATAGTAGCGGTGATAGTACCGTCAGAAGCTACCGCCATACTTTGTACAGAGTCGCCTTTAGAGCCTTGCCCCCCTGTTCTTGACAGAGACAGGGCATAGGATACGGGGGCTGCTGTAACAGTAATATTATTGTTGGCTACTGTTGTTGTGTAAGTAGTCATGTTACCTTGCCTCGCTTGGGCTGTACAACACCTCTACTAATCCCCGTAGGGGTTTGAATACTTGTTTCGCGTTTCCTGCACCGCTATCAACTACTTCAAGACCAATCCAACCATAGGTCGGAGCTTGGGGTTGAGGCTTAGTTGTGAAGTTGGAAATCAGAGTCTCAGGGAAGACAATTTCAAATACATTGTCAGTTGCGTCAGAATCAATTATTGGGAGTGAAACTACCTGACCTCCTGTTAAGGTGGAAGTCGGCAATTCCCCAATAGTTGCGTCTAGACTACGAGAGTCTGCTTCAACTACCTTTGCAGTGATTGTGTAACCAGATAAGTTTGTCAACCAGCTTAGTGTGATTGTCATACGAACCTGCTCACCATGAATTAGGGAAACGAGAACCGCTCCATCATCAGACATCAAGTCTGTTGTTTTGGAATTAATTTTAGTTCTTGCCATAGTTCCTCCTTCACCAATCCTCGGATGGGTATATTGTGAGATTAAATTTATTGTAGTATAGTTTAATTAAAAAGGGACGCCCCATAGGACGCCCCCAAAGGTATTATTTCTTGTTACGGTTCCAAAGCCGCTGCATAGCTGCTTTCTTCTTCTGAGACCACTTAGATGCTGCTGCAGAGAACTTCTTGCCTTTTGCTTTAACTGCTGCCATACGCTTCTGTGCGCCAGTCTTAAGCTTCAGACCTTTAAGCTTGGCCTTAACGCCTACACCACGGAGTTTTGCAGCAGTGTTAGACTGAGCCATACGAGCCTTACCACGAATATCCTTGGCTTTAGACTTCAGCTTCATCTTAGTAAGCTTAGCTTTAACACCAATACCACGAAGTTTTGCTTTAGAGTTTTCACTAAGCTTCATGTTCTTTTTAATGTTCTTTGGGCTTAAACCCTTCTTAATATCTGCTGCTATTTTCGCGCGGCCTTTAGTGCCAGTACCAGTAAGCTTGTTCAAACGGAAGTTAGCTTGCTTCTTAGCTGCACTGCCAACAGACTTAGCTTTGCTAGAAACAGCAGACTTAGCTTTGCCCAAAAGAGCTTTACGTTCTGACTTTGTGTCTGCCTTACGATAAATATTCTTGGCTTTACTCTTAGCATTCTTAGCAGCGGTAGACACTCTTTTGCCAACACCTTTGGCGATAGCTGAACGCTCTGCCTTAGTGTCTACTTTAGCGACAGCAGCTTGGGCTTTACCTTTAGCTTTACGAACAACTGACTTTGCTTTACCTTTAACATTAAGAGCACGTTGCTTCAGGCTAGTCTTAGGGACAGCGCCAGTAGTAGTAGCTGCACGAGCAATAGAGCGATTACCTTGAGGTTTAGCCTTCTTGCGCTTTTTCTCTTGCTCTAACTTACGGCGTTTAACTTCGGCTCTTAAAAGAGCAAAAGGGTTTTTCTTTTTCTTTAGTGCCATTGTAGTATTTCCTTTTATGAGAATCCAGAGGACTCTATCATTGTTTGGTTAATTTTTTGTACTTAGCAGCAAGCTTAATAGCTTCTTTAGCCGAAGAATTAAGCCCTTTAGGTACCCTATAAGATACTTGGTTTTTGCCTTTCTAAGATTGCTCATATCCGAAAACATGATAATCTTCTTTAAAAATTTTTTCAATAATAGCTTTGTTTTTTGGTTTGTCATACTCTTTAGGAGAGGACACAGACTTATTAATTCCCTTTTTGTAGTAGATAACTTTAGTTAGCTTATAAAGCTTTCCTAAAGGTTCTTCCATTTTAAAGGTTTTAACTTTTATACTATTATGTTTTATAAACTCAGTCTGAGTTGTTCTAAGAGACCATTCGCAATAGCTGCTTAAATCTATATCCCAGAATTCTTCAAAACTTGGAGTACCTATGATACTCTTAAAAGCATCATCATTCATGGCATAGTTGTAGAGACTTAATGCCCTAGTATAAGGGTGTCTCACTATGGCATACACTTTAGTTCGGTCTGAAAGTTCAAAGAAAGAAAGAGGATTATGTTGCCCTAGCCTACTTTCAACAGATGACCCACTAAAGGGAAGTTTAACCGAATTATTGTATTTCATAATAGCATTGTGTTTAAAGTTAGTGCCTGAAGTCCGTGGTATATGGAGTAAACACCAGTCCTTTGTGTATATCATTAAAAACCAAAGCCTCTTGTTGTGACCTTAGTACCACCTCTAACGGGGAACAAATACTCTACAGCATACCGTAAGCCATCAGTCCAGTGTTCAACACCTTCCTTCTTACATATAGTAGCCGTATCAGGATTGCTCTCCACCCATGAAGTGCGTTCTAGGGACTTAATTGTATTAACACATCTAGGATGAATATACATGTCTATATCACCATTAGCATTCTTAAACTTCTTATTCACAGCCGCTACAGAATCAATAATGGGAGGAGCCTTGTTATGTGCTCTTGTCTGTATACCATTAGATTGTAGGATAGTGAAGTCCGTAGTGCCTACAGCAGCAGAACTCTTACGTGCTCTACCACTAGGGTCAGGGTAGCTAATTAAGCGATGTCCTTGATACTTCCTTGCTAAGTCTTTAGCTAGGGTTTCTGTATCGGGATGACCTTGCATTTCATCTAGTATGTGGATTTGATTTCCTCTTAATGCAAACAAACAACTAGCCATAATACCGACATTAAAGTCAATAGCTATGTGTATGTCTTCACCAGACTCAAAGGCAGGTAGTTCTTTAGAAACATGCTCTTTACGGTTAAACGTATAGAACACAGAATTGCCTGAGTCTTCAAAGGAGGCTGTATACTCTCTAGCGAACTTGAGAGGGTCAAGGGTCAGCTTAACACGGTCAATCTCCTCTGCATCTAAGAAAGGAGAGTCATGATAAGTATAATGATAGCTCTTCCAAAGCTTGTCACTGTCTTGACGGTTATACATTTCATAAAAATAGTTATAGCCCATTGGAGTGGAAATAATTAGTGCTTTACCAGCATTAGCTCCAAACTTCTTAGCGTTCTGTTCAGACCACCTAGTAGTGATACAGGGCTGTATAACAGACTCCCAAGATTCCTTTAGTGTAGTACCAGCGCCTTTCCATGAGCATACCTCGTCACATACCACAAAGTATTGACCACTACCACGCATCCTCTCAGATGCCTCATAGGACCATATCTTTAGTTGTACATTGTTAGGAAACCAGAAGGTGCCAGCCACTCTAGAGGACTTCTCAGCAAAGTCTTCCATACCTAGTTGATAGGCTAGTAGTGGGTAGTAGATATCAACAGCCTGAGCATAAGTCGGGGCGATAATAGCTACGTTCTTGTTTGGAACATCATCAGGGAGTTCCATTAATTCTTGTACTGCTACGGCTGCTGCGGTTGCCGCTAGAAATGATTTACCAAAGCCACGACTAGCATTCACTACTGCATACCTACAGTTATTTTCTACGAACAGGTCATTAATAATCTCTGACTGTCCTTCATGTAAACTTACTTCCATAATACTTTACCACTTAGCTTTGTTGGCCCAATAAGCAGCACTCATTTTGCCTTTAGCAATATTAGTGGCATGTCTAGCTTTCCAAGCTTTTCTACGAGAGGCATACTTAGCGCTCTCATTAGCTTTCTTGGGGCTTCCGCTGACTCCTTGTGAACCAAAGCGGATAGTTTTAATCTGGTCTCCTACCTTAGCCACAACAATATGAGACTTAGTAGCATGACCTGGAGTTCTCTTAGGTTTATTGAACCCAGAGACACCTGCTCTTATGAGCCTAGGGTCTTTAGCCATCTTATTTAAAACTATTCTTTACGGCTCTCTTTTTGTTCTTCCAGTACTTCTTCAGACCAGCAGAAATCTTTTGTCCTGTAGTCATGTTTACTTTTCTTCCACCAAGAGTTTTCTTAATAGCCTTCTTAGTTTTTTTAACAGAGAAGTTATCTTTAATATATTTGCCTGTGTTATACATAGCCACAAGACCTAATGCTTTGCTCATTTCATGTTTTCCTTTTCTTAGGTTGTTTGGAGTACTGTTTACCAGCTTTAGTAGCAGCACGTTTCTTAGCACTAGAAGCTTTATACCTAGCAGGAGACATAGCATTAATAGCCTTAGTAGGTAAGTAACGTTCACCAGTAGCTTTAGGGCCAATCACAGAAGGTTTACCAGACTTGGTTCTCCACTTCTGCTTAGTCCACTTAGTCATACTCTTTTGAGCTGTTGTTTTAGAGCCTGTATACTTGCCACCACGCTCCTTATAGAGTTTAGCGGCAAGCTGCATAGCCCTAGCTGAGTGTTTACCACCCATTTTAGCTTTAGCATCAGCTTTGGCTTTCTCCCATTTCTTAGGATTAGCCCTGCCCATTACTTTCTCTTCTTCGTAGTTTTCTTCTTAGGCATAGGCATCATCTTACCCATCTTGCCTTTTTTACCCTTTTTAGGAGGGCGTCCTACTTTACTTCCATAAGTTCCTTTACCCATAGGCATGTTAGTTCTCCTTGTTGTCCGTTGTTTTGTTATACTCTACAGAGCCTTCTTTACTCATCCATACTGCAAACATACCTGTCATAGCACCCATAACAACTGACACTAAGCCAGATTGTTGTACACTAGGGTCTTCTAACATCATATACCATTCTACTACTCTCCAAGCTGAGACACTGATAGCCAGCATCATAAGCCTTGGGGTCACTTGATAGTCATGTAGCATCTTTGCAGTAATCATCTTAAGCTACCTTTTCTTTTGGTTTAAGGTTTAGCTTGATTGCGACTGGACGCTTCTCAGTAATCTCTTGT